TTAGCCGTTCAATTTCATCCCATTCTGAAACTTGAACACCAACGTCCCGTCGTTCTTCACCGTGACAGTGTCGATCACCTTCAGCCAAAGTCTGTCGTCAAACTCTACGGGAACAGTGTCCACATCCCTTACCGTGCGGATAAAGGTCTCAAAAGCATCCGCCCGCGCCAGCCGAAGCGTCCGTTCCTGCTCCAGTGCCTCAACCCTTGCCTTTGCTGCGCTGTACCGCTCGACATAACCATTGTAGCGGGTGGTGTATTCGCTCTGGTTTTGTACGCTGGCCGCATTCTCTTCGACGCACTTGCGCGTCAGTTCGGTCACCACATCGATCTCGCGGAGCAGATTTTCAAGCTCGGCATCGATGACGGTACAATCCGTATACTTGGCCTTGACCTGTTCGCAGTTTTCCAAAAGAGCATCCTTGCCGTCAAGCAGTTTGTCGAAAGCGGCGAGGAAGCGGACTTTGATGGTTTCCTCGTCCAGATGAGGCGTTGTGCATTTGTGATCACCCTTGAACTTGGCATTGCACTGCCAAATCGTGCGGCGGTATTTACTTGTGGAGTTCCAGATCTTTGGACCATAAAACCCGCCGCAGTCGCCGCAGATGATGCGCGAAGCGAATACGCTGTTTCCGCTGTAGCTGCGCCCCAGAGCCTTGCGCCGGGCGCATTCCTTCTGAACGGCGTCCCATTCATCAGGGTGGATGATCGGTTCATGGGAGTGCTCCACCCAGTATTGCGGAATCTCGCCCTCATTTACCTTCATGGTTTTGGTGAGAAAATCAACCGTGAAGCGTTTCTGAAGTTTTGCCGATCCCCTATATTTCTCGTTTGTGAGGATACTCTCAATGGTACTAACCGACCATTTGGTCTTGCCAGCCGGAGTAGGAATACTCTCGGAGGTAAGCTGCTTCGAAATTGCGCAGGCGGTCTTTCCGTCCATGAAAAGCGCGTAGATTCGTCTGACCAGCGTCGCTTCCTCCTCCACAATTTTGGGAAGTCCGTCCTGCCCGCGCTCGTAGCCAAGGAACTGGCTGTATGGCAAGCTGACCTTGCCGTCCGAGAACCGCTTCCGTTGGCCCCACGTCACGTTCTCGGAAATGGAGCGGGACTCTTCCTGCGCCAGCGAGGACATGATGGTGATGAGCAGTTCACCCTTGCTGTCGAGGGTGAAAATGTTTTCTTTTTCAAAATACACTTCCACGCCTTTTTCTTTCAGCTTGCGAACGGTGACGAGGCTGTCCACGGTGTTGCGGGCGAAACGGCTGACGGATTTGGTCACGATAAGGTCTATCTTGCCCGCGAGGGCGTCAGACACCATCTGGTTGAAGCCGCCGCGCTTTTTGGAGTTTAGCCCCGAAAGGCCCTCGTCCGTGTATACCGTCACAAATTCCCATTCAGGATTTTGCTTGATGTACTGCGTGTAATAATCGATTTGTGCCTCATAACTGGTAAACTGCTCGTCCTTGTCAGTGGAAACGCGGGCGTACCCGGCGACGCGGCGTTTTCTGACCGAGAACCCAGGCAGATGAGTGATTGGATTGATCGTCGGCGGGATCACCGTGACCGCCCGCGCTGTTCTTGTCATTTGCTTGTCCTCCTTTGTCTCAAAGTCCGTTGCCGCGCTGTTTCCTTCATTTCCGTCGTCCAGCTTTCAGCTCTGGAGCGGTCCCGCCAGACACGCTCGACCGTGTGCCCATCGTTGAATACGAACAGCAGATGGTTTGGCTCCGGCACATCAATGCGCTCAATTCTCTCTTTGAAGGCATCCTCGTCGAAAGCGGGAAGCCCCAGAGCGGCGGCAGATTCAGCTATCAGCGTGGATTCGGGAATACGCTTGCCGGAGCAGGCTTGTTTGCCCTTGCGCTGGTAGGTGGAGCAGTTGTAACCCCAATGTCCGTGGTCGTTGACCCGCTTATAATTCTTGCCGCAGAGCGGACAATGGATCATGCTGGTGAACACGTTCCGCTCGGGAGGTTTGCGGCCGGCGGCTTCCGCGTCAAGGCGCTCCAAAACCTCACACGCCTTCTGGAATATGTCGGCGTCGATGATGGCGTCATGCGTCCCTTCGGCATAGTACATGGGCAGAGCGCCCCGGTTCGGGATCTGCTTTTTTTCCAGATGGTTGTTCTTGTAGGATTTCTGCAGAAGCGAATTGCCCGTATACTTCTCGTTGGCGACCATATCGCGGATGCGGGAAGAAGTCCATTCGCCACCGAATTCCCGGTCAACGCCGCGTTCGGTCAAGTCTTTGGCAATGGAGCCGAAGGTGTCGCCGTCGACAACGCGCTGAAAGACCTCGCGCACGATGGCGGCGCTGTCTGGGTCTATCTCAATCCTATCCCTTGTGATCCGGTAGCCGAACAGAAACCGAAGCTGTATCAGCTCACCCTGTTCAAAGGCTTTCCGTATACGCCACTTTTGATTCTCGCTGGCCGACAGGCTTTCCTCTTGGGCGTAGGACGCCAGAATGGTCATCATCAGCTCTCCATCGGCGCTTAAGGTGTGGATGCGCTGCTCTTCAAAGTACACGTCCACGCCCAGACCTTTTAGTTTACGCACCGCTTCCAGCAGCGTGACCGTATTACGGGCAAATCTGGAAATAGACTTTGTAATGACCATATCCACATTCCCAGCGCGGCACTCCGTTAGTAGACGCTGGAAGCCAGCGCGGTCGTCCTTCGTGCCCGTCAGTGCTTCGTCTGCGTACACACCGCAGTAGAGCCAGCCGGGATGTTGTTGAATAAGGTCGGAGTAGTAGCTGACCTGCGCCGAGAGCGAATGGAGCATGGCATCCTTGCCGGAGGAAACCCGCGCGTATGCCGCCACGCGCTTCAATTTTGGCTGCGCGGGAAAACTAAACTCTACTCTTGTTACTTCTCGTTCCACTCATATCACTTCCTTGGTATGTTACATATTCGCTCTGAAATGCAGTAATAGCAAGGCTTTCAGCGATATATTGTGGACGAAGATAAACCGTATTTTTCGGCGAATATTGTATCAATCTCCGCGTACTCTTTCTCCGAAATAATGCCCTTGGTGAGCATACTCCGCATGAGTGACATCGTTGCCTGATAGAGCGCCACGCGCCGGAACAATTCATCTGTCATTCCCGCGCCTCCTTGCGCCTGGCATTGGCGTAGCAGGCGCGGGAGCAGTATTGCCGTTTGCTACTTCCGGCGCTGTCAAAGGGTTTGCCACACCATGCGCAGGTAAGGTGATAAACCTTCCGCTTTACTTGCTCCGGGTGTGCTTTCCACCACGCCATCCGGCAGGCATCGGAGCAGAACTTTTTCGTTCTCTTATGCGGCGTTTGCCTGATCTGCGCTCCGCACTGCAGACAGATTCCATACTTGCTGACCGGGTGCCTGCGACAGTAAGACTTGACCGCATTGACGGTAAGACCCATCAGCGAGGATATTCGTTTATAACCAATTCCTCTATTCTGAAGTTCAGTAATTTTTGCTGTGTCATCCCTTGTCATCGCTTATCCTCCAGTCTGAGGACCACCTCTGTCCTCGCTACCCAATGGAGGTAAAAGTGCCGTTTGGCCGAAAAGTTAGAGAAATAATTGCTCATAACATCCGCCTCCACCCTCCACAGGACAGAAAGGCTGCGTTTGAACAAAAAAATAAGGCCCGGCAGGATTTTTTTCCGTCGAGCCTTAAAATGACGTCTTAGAGCTTTGCCGCATAGTCGAGCGAGATCCAGCCATTCCGGCCAGTCTGATAGGCTTTGAGCAGGCCCCATTTGGTTGCTCCAGTACCGCTGGCCTCCTCGACGATGGTGAATACGCCCTTTCCGGTGTATCGTCCCACAGTGCCGTAGTTGATGCCGGGACCTTTCCGGATGTTCAGGTTGGAAATGACGACTCTGACGCGATAGGGCAGCTCATCAGAAGACGTATCCGCCGCAGACTGCTGAGTACTTCCGAGCCGAGCGTTGATCTGCTCGGCGATGTACGGGAACTTGCTTCCCAGATACGGGCCGGGACAGGCGGTCGCTGCAAACCACTTATGCATGGTTAGATTGCCGGATTTATCTCCCGTGTAGTTGATGCGAGAGATTCCATTGCGCTGGCAGATATCCACGCACAGAGCAATGAGCTTTTCAAGCGCCGTGTCGCTGACGTGCCAGTCCCCGCCGACTTCATCGTTTGCCACCTCGATGGTGACTGCCCGGTTATCGTTGGCGCTATTGGAGCTGCACCAACTTCGATTTGCCTCCTCCACATACATCCCGATGCGGCCGTCCGTGCCGATACCATAGTTGGCGCTGGCCTGACGGTTGGTTGGCGCGAACACAGAGCCACACTGCTCCACAGACAGATTGCCCGCCATGTGATGGATGGTGAGCTTATCAATGACATGATTTCTCGGTTTGCTGCAGTTCGGACTGAGCTGCGTGTAATTGACTAAGCTGCTGTTACTCATGTTATTTGTCCTCCTTTTCGGCCCGGTCATGAAGCTGCTCCAGAACAGCCTTCAGCTTCTCCGGGATGGGCAGGCCCAGATGGCCCGCGTTTTCAATCAGTGATAGGCCCTCGTTCGAAATGTAGAAAAAGATCACCGCCGTCCGCAGTACCGAGCCGGTACCAATGATCTGGACGTCGATGATGTTTGCCGCGCCCACCAGAATGAAAATCAGGACCTTACGGCACAGGCCCTTGAAGCCGACCTCGCTGGAGAGCTTCTTGTCGGCGATGGCGCACATAACGCCGGTGATATAGTCCATGACCACAAAACCGAGCAGCGCGTACAGCAGGCCGTCACACCCGCCCAGATACCAGCCCAGCCAGCCGCCAATGGCCATAAACACCGCTTGAATGGAATACCAGAAATCTTTCATATCCTTTGATCCTCCTTGTTTTTTGCATGAAAAAAGCAGCTACCCGAATTGGGCAGCCGCCTTCCATCTAAAATTGTTATGCTTCTTCAACCGTATAGGTGATTTTCATTGTCTTGTCCGCCGTCTTGATCACGGAGGTCGACAGATTGTTGATGCTTGCGATGTATGGGCTGACAAGCCAGAGCGTTTTATAGACCGTCATGCCGCTGTAATTATATCTGCCAAAGGTAATCGCATACGGGCCATATCGGAAGAATGGCGTACAGATGTAGCTGTAGTCTCCATAGTTGATCGTATGGATCACAGTATCATCCGCGCAGATATTGAAATCGGAACCAAGGATACGGTCACCGAGTTTAAAAATCTGTGTGCCGCCGTAGTAACCGGTGCTGAAATTGGTTGTAAAGCCAAATGGCACCCATGTTATATCCGCCACGTTATTGGCGTTCACCTTATACATTCCGGTGCGGTCGTACTTCATCATGTAAAGATAACCGTTCCGCAGGACAGACTGCACGCTTCGATATGGTTGACTACCATAACTGCCATGAGAGCCAAGCTGGTAGATCTGCACATCATTCAGCGTCCAGGTTCCTTCTGTGAAGGTGAAGTCGGATTTCTTGATTTTGATCCACTTTACGGTTGCGTTGCCGGATGAATTGCTCTCGCCCATGAAGCCGTACCAATAGCCGTCCTCGCCATCGTGAAAATCAAAGTAGCCATAGTTACTGGAAGCATAGCGGTTAATAAAGACAGTTGGATTGAGTGTGTGTGTCTCCAGAAGTTCATCGCCCAGCTCCTTCAGCGGAAAATTCAATCCGATCTCGCAGAAGCATTTCCGAACTTTGTTTATGAGAATCGCGCCGGAAGTGTCCATCGATATGCTGATGAAGTAGTTGCCTTCAAAATTAACCTCAACACAGTCAATGTAGCGGTTAGCCTTAATGCCATCGAGCGAATAGGCGTTATCTTTCATGCGGAGCAGTCGTTTTCCTGCATCAAAAGTATCGCCAAAGTAGCCGACGCCGCCGTATTTGTGCGTGAGACAAACCGCCGAAATGGTGCCGTTGCCTTGGCTCGTCGTGAAGTCCCACACAAATTTGTAGCCCTTGTCCGTTGTCTTGGATTCTGTCAGGTTCATGCTGCCGCGCAGGACATTCGCCGTTGCGTTGACATCGTTGGATGCGTAACCGATGCACTGATTGGCAGAAGGCGCGTAGATTGTATTTTCGTCCTCAGCAATTGCGTCCTGAAATAGTAAGACTCCGCCGATGGTATGCGGGCAGATCGGCAGGAAATGATCGCTCCAGTTTACTGTAGAAGTACCGTTAATATTGAACAGCGCTCCCTCTATATTGGTTCCGAATACCTGCTGCACGGCCTTAGTGACCATGTTGGTGTCGCGGTAGATTTCCTTCTTCCCGGTATACACATCGGTCAGCTCTATTTTTGTGGTTCCTTTTAATTTCATTCTTCAGACCTCCTAATTCAGGTAATCAACAACAATGCTGTTCACGTAGCTTCCTTCAAAAAGAATGAAGCGGAACATGTAATGCCCGGTGGTAGCTTTTAAGGCCCATGCGTCTGTGCCAATGTCAGCGAGAGCGGCTTCGTCATGCCGGACTGTGCTTCAGAAAGCTGTGCCCATGCATTGTCCACATAGTTCCACCACGTCGTGCCGCCATCGAAGGAAACCGCAAAAAGCGTATTATCATCGGCATCAGCTGTTACTTTCTCGATGCCGAGAATCGTGGAATCCGTCATGTCCACATTTTCTGTCAGTACCGTCTGTGGAAATGGCATCGCGGTTACATCTGCTTCCAATACGGGAAGTGGGTCAAGCGAATCCTGCCAGAAAAGCAGCACCGGATCGGTAAGCGGAAGCAGCAGACTGCCGGATGGACGTTCTTCCACGCCGCTGGTCTTGAAAAGGTTGACCAGTGCGGAGATATGCTTTTCAATAGCGGTTTTAGGTTCTGTCCCGTCAGAACTGACATGCACGACGCACCACGCTTCATTACTGGCCGCTGTGAATTCGACCACATCGCCAAGCACCGGGTCTGCGTTTTTAATGATCGGACAGTACTGACGGAGCCGCCTGCCTCAATTACGGTCGGATCACTGGCTGTAGTAGCGATACGCTCCCGGTCACCGATCTCGGTAAGTGTAATCCGGTAATGCCGCCACTTGCAGTGGAAACACATAGGCCCTGGCGTTTCCCGTATCCCGGAGCACAAGATTGTAACTCGGCTTTACCCAGAGCGCGGTCTGCAAGGTGATCCCGGACACTGAGATATAGGTTTCCTCGGCAGTGACTTCTTTCAAAGCACCTGCGTCGACGGTGTAATATTTGCCACTTTTGTCTGATACAAGATATTTCCTGTCGTAAGGCGCCTTGATGTCAATGAGCCCTGCGGCTGCCGTGAAATCGGAGCCGTCCTCGTTTGTGTGTGTAAAGGTTTCCTGCAATGCCTGACCGGATGTCACAATAAGAGCTTTTGTGCCGCCCGTGCAGACAAGCTGACTGGTACCAAGATAGTTTGCGTTCGTCGGCATGCGCAGCACATTCAGAAAGATATCACCGGTGCTGAACAGGTAAACCTCATAGGTCAGACGCACATCATCACCGGTACTGCTGTATGCTGAATAGCCGTCCCATTTTAGACGAAGGAACTTGTAGTAATTGAAAAGCGTGCCTTCTTCCCGCCAGAAGTTCCAGAGTTTGCAGTCCCGCTGGCAGACGTAAAGCTGAGAAGTATTTGTTCCGAATCCGAACCAGCTGTTGCCGCTGACATAGATGCTCTTTGCTGCAACACCGTTGTATTTGAACCAGTCGACACCTTCAAAAGTCAGTGTGTCATCGTCATGGCCGGTATTATTTACGAGTTGCACCAGATTGTCTGTAGAGGCAAGAAGCGCCTCGATTCCATTGTAATCAGCCATTTCTTACCACCTCCAATCCGGTGACAGCGGCGAACTGTTCCGTATTCACTGTCACGGAGCACATGCGGCCATCGTCAATTTCGTTTTCCGTGCTCTTGTAAACATAAGCCGTTTGCAGTTCAAATTTATCTGTGACTTTTACATAAGCTTCTGAATAGGTCATTTTCCGTTTGTCGGCTGTGTTGATGGTTTCGGTTACTACAACCGGATCAACCTTTGCCGTATCTGTGAACGCTGCTATCGCAAGCCCGCCCGCGCGGAACAGCGGAACGCTGTCGAGGAAAGCAGCAGGCGTTGGCGTAAGAAACTCGGTTGTGGCATCTGCCGTGTAAGCGATGGTATTCAGGCCGCCGAAGCG